AACTCTGCGTCTCCAGCACTTAGGCTTGTTACATCTGCTGATGATTGTACTATTAAAGTAGAACAAATGCCACCTAGGGTTTTGTCGCCTTCAATTGCTGCCCTAATGCTGCTCGCCCCTGAGTAGGACAAATACCCGTCAAGTAGGGCATCGGCTGTTCTGTCTGTGTACCTACCCACAACCACAACGATTGTATAATTAAAAACTACATCTCCACCATTAAATGCTCTGTGGTATGTAACGGAGTTTAAGACAGGGAAACCAAATGGTGGGTTTAGTTGGTCAGGCTGATAAGAGTACGTCCTGAGTCCACTGATGGTTGCTAGGCGGGCTTTAAGTCCGTCTGTCACCTGTGTAACGGTTGCAGGCATTAGGCAATTCCAAATTCACGGTACGGGTTTAGAAGGTCACGTACGTCAGGGTCAATGGCTCTTACTTGCATCGCCATATCAGCAAAACCTACAACTCCAAGTGCAGCGTTTAGTCTTGCAAACTGCCTCATTGATAGCAAAATACAGGCTTCACGAATGTCATCGGGAATGGCGTTCCAACCCCATTCAGCAGTGCATTGTACAGTTGGAAAAGATGGTGTCACTTCAAGTGAAAAAGTTTTGCCGCCTACCATTCTTGCTTGGCGGTATGGTCGCCCTCTGAGTGGCGCATCTGTTGGTTCAAGAATGTAATCAACACCCTGCGTGATGGTGGTTGCATAAGTTCCATTTGCGGTTGAATCCAGTTTAATCGTCACCGATGTTGAAGGTAAATCAGCAGGAAACACGCACAAGTATTCATCGTATGGGTAAATTGGTACGGCGGTACTGGCGGTCTTGTAAAACCATCTTCCGCAGTAGCCGTCAATCCTTCGTGAAGCACCTTCAATAGAGTTCTCAAGAAGTGTGTCATCCACATTGTCAGTAAGTCTTAGTGCTGCCTTTACTTCGGCGAGAGTGCAATATCCATTAGTTATTGCCATTACTGTCCTTCGGCTTGCGCCCACGCCTTACAACAGCCTGTTCCATTTCAGGTTCTAGTGCAGCCACCTCAGTAACAACTTCTCTAGAAGGGCTTAAATATTTGTGGCTGAAACCAAGTTCTGCCAACGCTTCATCAACAGCAGCAATCCTATGTTTGAGCCCCCTGTTCTCATAACCTTTGCGTTCAGCCAATAATGCTTCAATGTACTTACTCATATTGTAATCATACATCTTTCTACTGTGGAAAGTAAGCCTTAAATAGAAGAAGCCGAACAAGCATTTGCCTGTCCGACTTCAACTAATTTTTAGGTTTTTACAAACTTCGGATTAGAAGGTTGGTGTAATAAGTCCTGTACCGTTGATTTGTGCCCAAGCGTTCGGGTAACGGTTTGCAGTAAAGGCACTATATCCGTAAACAATCATGGTTACATCAAGTTCAGCAGCCTTTGGCTGTTCAAAACGAAGCATCATTGGCTCGCCAGAACCTTGTTCCCACAAGTGCAACTCTTGCGTGTTACCAATGTAGATAGTGTCTTGGTCTGTTCCAGTACCTTGAACAACGCTAACGGTTGCGTCTGTGTAAACAGGCAATCCGAGGATGCTGTAACCACTGTTGCCGTACATTGGGGCACCTGAACCGTAAGCGTATGCAGGCTGACCTGAGGACGATGGGGTTGGTACTGCAAGTGGGCGTGACTGACCATCAACTGCTGCCAAAATGAAAGCAAGTCGGCGTGGGTGCATGATAATGCAATTTGGTCCCGCAAAGAAAGTAGTTTGTACTTTCTGAATTGCATCAACCAATTTTGGATACATCTCAGCAACTGTTGGACTGGCATCGGTATAAGTAACTGTCTGTCCTGCGGATGCAAGAAGTTCAGCAACAACGGCGGTGTTCAAAACCGTGTGGTATGAAGAAACAAGGTCTGCCATTACAAGCGAGTCAATGTTTGTTCCACGCTCAAGTGCCTGACGGGAAACGTTCTGCTGACCTGCAAATGTCTTAACTGTAAGGTCAAGTTTTGTGTCATCCATGTTTGTTTCCTGAACGGCAGCGCCTTCAGTCTGCAATGCGGTTGCGGAACCAGTAGTCACCTTGCTAATGCTAAGTGTCAAGCCTTCGTTTGGAAGTTGATGCTTGCGAGCAAGGTCTGCTGTTACACGACCTGCACGAGCGAACGGTGCAGCCAAGTCAGTAAGGAACTGTGGAACCACAAGACCAGCAAATGCTGCTGATGTTACGTCACGGCGTTCAATTCTTTCTTCTGCCATGTGGCGTGCAAGACGCTCAGATGCCATGTAGTCATTGTTGAACTGTGCAGCATAGGCATCACGAATGAATGAAGTGTCTGCCTGTGGTGCATAAGTGCGAGCCTCAGACTTAACAATTGTTGGTGCTACTGCACTGTCAAACTTCTTTTCTTTGCGGAGTTCTGCTGCTTCTGCTGAACGCTTTTCAAGTTCAGAATGAGTCTTAATTTGCTCGTCAAGTGAACGGCATTCGTCAAGAGATGCTGTGATTTCTGTGTCCTCTTCTGAGGTAAGTTCACGGGCTTCTGTTTTCGCGGTTTCAACGATTGCTTCTGCTTTTGCAAGAGCGGCATCACGCTTTTCTGTAAGGGTTTGTGTCATGGACATTTAATTTTCTCCAATAATAGTTGTTGGTTGTTTATTAAGTGTTTTTACAGTGCGCCAATGGTGCGGCTGATTAACGGCTTCGGTATCTCTGAATTGCAATCTCATTTTTTCTGAGACTTAAATTAGAAACTGGTGGGATTGTAACATTTTGCATTTGAGAACGCAACTCGGCTACGGTTTCCTCATAAGCGGGAAAAGTTACAACGCTAACATCATAAAGTTGCACCTCTTTTAGTTCTCTTACGGAACGGTCTGAGTTCCACGAATCCTTAACTGTGCGAAATGCGAAAGACATTTGTGACATATCGCCACGCTTCATAGCAGAGATTAAACGTGCAGCATCAGGGTTCATCGGGTCAAGGTCTGTTTCAATACGCAATCCAATATCATCTTCCTCTAAACGCAAAGTTCCCGACTTAGTTCTTGCTAATGGGATGCCTTCATGGTCTATCAACAGCCGCACATCTGCACCATCATTTAAGGTTTTAGAAAATGCACCACTTCTAACATATTCAGTAAATGGCATCGGTTCGGAAGGCGAGTCAAAAATAGCGGCATATCCTACAATTTTGGTTCCATCTTCTGACGCTCTCATTTCAAGGTCAGAGTAGGCAATACGGCGAGTTTCGTTCTCTTCCCGTATAACCCAATTAATTGTATTTGATTCCGTCATAATGCTCCTTATATTAGCAAATAATTCTGATGCAATGCGAGTGCGTGAATCTTTTTCTTGTTCTAATCGTGCAACAACCCGTTCAGCGTATTGCTGAGTTCTTGCTGCTGCTGCTTTAGTTGTGCCACTGCCCCACAGTAAATGGGCAACCAGACCAGGTGTAATATCTCCAGCCTTAACACCTTCGGATTCTAAATCAACGGTGTGTCTTGCTATCCAAGGAGCAATCTTGCGCCATTTGGCTTCGGTAACAGTACCCGATGCCATTTTACGAGCATCTTCTACTGTTTGTGGTTGAAGCCCATCGCCCGACAAACCTTCTTCATGGTATTTAAGTCCACGCCTTGCATTCGCACGCATAAACTCAGGGGCAGAGAGATTAACGGCACGAACTTCATCATCTTCTAACTCAATTTCCATCTCATCTTCATCTTCATCAGGTTCCCAAGCGTTACAGTAGAAGGCACCACTAACATAATCGTTCCAGCGTGTGCAATATGCTTTTTCGCCTGAATCGTCTATGTTGTCTTCGTCATAGTATTCACAGTTGCCGCAAGCCTGTCCTTCGGGAACATCATCAGCAAGCGCAGGTCTGTAATTACTAGGCAGTGCGCGAACTTCACCAATCGGTTCAATATCTTCAGTAATTGATGCAGCAACCATGTTGTCTATTGCATCTTGCTTAGAAACATGACAGCCAATAGTTTCGTAACCATTCTGTACTTCTTTAACAGTTGCCCAACCGTTACAGTCAGGCTGTTTATCAGAAATCCCGTATGGCATAACTAATCCAAATCTGGTGTTAAGACACGTATTGTGTGACTGCCTGCTGAAATTGCATAAATTGTTTCGTTAGTTGGTACAAACACTTCTAGCGTTGAGCCATTAGTTAGATGCAATCCATTTGAAGTAGTTACATCTGAACCACCTATATAGATTGAACCTGAAGATGAATGAAGATAACAGGTGCGTGGGAAGTTGTCGGCTGCCACTACCAGTGTTGCTGATGTAGTTACTGTAACTGCGATTGACTTCATTATTTACTCGGTGGCACTGCGTCTTGACCAACAGGAATTACGGTATTGGAGCGTACAAACTCATTACCTTCATCGTATGGTTCACGATTTTCAATTTCACGGGCTTCGTTTGGAGTTAGTGAACCGTTTGCAATCTGCATAGTTTGCGCCTGAACACGGGTCATTAGGTCTGCTCGCAGGAACTCTGTTGCGTCAAAGCGCATTTGTTGGTTTGCAGGAAGAAACTCACTGAATGCTGTTTCAAGTCGCCTTACCCATCCGAGCAGTGTGTACTTGTAAAATGCTGCACCTGTTCCTTCAAGATTGGTGTAAGTCTGGGTGTCGCCACCTGTACCAATAATTAAATGTAAGGGAATGCGGTAAACACGAGCAATATCACGAATAATGCTCTCTTTGTGTTCAAGCATTTGCATATCGGCTGCCGAAGTCGTAATGCTGCGCCATTTAAGCCCGCCCTGCAGAACTGCTGGTCTGCGATGCTTGTAATGGGCTTGTTCCCAGTTTTGAGCAATCTGTTGTGCCTGCTCAGGGGTAATAGCCCCGTCAGTTTCCAAAACAGAGGATGGTGTTGCGCCTTCTCCGTAGAACTGCGCCAAAAAGCGTTCCATCGCCAAACCAGTACCAATAGTATTTCGCAATGCTTCAATAGGTGAAACTCCAGTTTCCTGACCTGCAAGAACTATCCAATGTATTGCTTTAATGTCCTCTTTAGCAAACTGCTGCTTACCAATTTGATAAACCATTGCGCCAGTATCGGTTTGCACTAAACCTTTTACGGCTTTAGGGTGAATGTTCTGCATCTCTACTGGCAAACCGTTTTTGCCTCTTGGTGCGTAAATGTATGCGTTTCCGTGAATGGCAAGAGTAGTCATTGTTTGGTGCATGAACTCAAACATATTTTGCTTGTCATTCGGGTATTGAAAGACAGAAGGTACTGGTAGTCGTGCTATTTGGTTTGCTTTGCGCTGTGTAATGTCTATTGGCATTGAAGCGATTGAGTCTGCAAGAAGTGATACAGCAGACAAGATTGCGGATGAAGCAAAAACATTTACCTCACTTACAATTTCTCCAGAATAATTAGCGTAATAGGGACGAGCAGAAATACCATAAGGGTCTATAGATTGTGGCAGTGCCCGTTGTTCTGTTTTGCGCCAAATGCTCACGCTGCTAGACCGCCTACAATAATTAGAATTATGCCTGCCACAATAGCACTAATTGGCACACTAAATGTAGAGACTCCCCCAATCAGCAATATAAACCCCAATACTTCAAACCCTGTTGAAATAATAGTTTGTAATTTTTCTTTCATATTTTGTCTCCCCAAATATCTAGGATAAGCGGTTCTATTGGTGATTTGTGTTTATGGGTAGCCCTGTCCAATGCCATAACCATAGCAATACAAGCGTCAATTTTGCGTCTTGACTTGCCATGGTTATGGCATTGGACAG